GGCCATTTGCTCGGCTCCTTCGATTCGTTTGCTGGACAGTATTTCGCGGGCGTCTGGGACGAGTCGAAGATCATTCTGACGCGGGCGCAAGAAGAAAGACTGGTGCAGGACTGGTGGCCGCGCTGGATGGCGCATGACGACGGTTTTGTGCATAACGCCTCGATTGGCTGGGGAGCAAGCGGCAAGGTATCGCCGAAGCTGTTTCAAGAAGTATTTGGGCGGGAGATCAACGAGTCTGTTGAGGTAGTGGTCATCTACAGAAGTTATGCCGCCAAAGAGAACGAAGAGACGGCGCTGGTGCGCAAGTGCATCGGCATGATGACCGACAACGAGATCCGCAGGATGCAAAGGTATTTCCTGAGCGTGGATGCCTGGGAAAAGAACTCATCCGGGCATTCGACCGCCGAACGCATTGCCGAGGAACTGCGGCGCAATGCCCTGCCATATTGCGAACAGGCCGACAATCAGCGTATTGGCGGATGGCGTCTCTTGTACGCCATGATGAAGAAAACCTGCGATGTGCTGAGCGGGTGCATGAGTCCGACGCGCGCTGATGATGATTACGACAACGAAGGCGGCGGCTATTCGGTCAAAACGCCTCTTTTGCTCATCTCGTCAGAGTGCGAAAACCTAATAGAATCAATACCTTTGCTGATACGTGACAACAAGCATCCAGGGCGCAGCGAAGACGTATTGAAAACGCCAACGGATGCTGATGATGATGGGGATATGTTGCGGTATTTGTGCAAGAGTATGCTAAGAGCGAGGGCGGATGCTCCGCTTGAGATTCGCCAGCAGGAGTATTATCAGAGTTTGAGTCCGAAAGCGGATATGACGGCGAAATCGGTGCTTATGGCAAAATGGAAGCAGGAGAACGCGCCAAGGAAGGGATCAGCATGGGCAGCGAGACAATGACAGGAACGTGCATGAGGGAAACTCAAGTGGTAATACCCAACTGGCTCCCTTTCCCTTGGAGGATTCTAAGAAAATTGCGCCGGATAGGGTCATTTGCGTTTTGTTCATCGCTTAGAAGTTGGGGTCACGGCGTTCCAGTTCAACGTAGTTTAATTGTTTTATGGGAGTGCAAATGGGCAGCGCGGCAATAATCGTGGTTCTGGCGGTTGCTCTCGCGGTCGCGTTCCACGAATGGCGATTGCAGAAAGATAAAGCTGTTTTTGCCGTGAATCATGCTGCTGACCTGGATAAGCTTCTGACTGCCGCCGGCGAGCGCAATGCGCAACTGGAAGCAGAAGTGATCCGCCTCCGCAAAGTTTCTGTAGCGTTACCCCCCGAAAAGGTAGACAATTCAATCATCAAGGCAAAGTCGGCGGCGGATGTGCGCCGTTTGACTGAGCAGGCATTTGGCGCGCAACCTGGGATTGGAGACAAAGTTGAAGACGAGTGATTTTGTGACGTTGCTGCAAAATGAGTTCGTGCTATCGCGCGATCCGCACGTGGTGAGCCGGTTTGTGGAGTTGCTGGAGGAGAACTTTGGGCCGAAGCATCCGAATACTGGATTCCCTGACTTGGCAACTCACGAACAGGAGCCGAGTGTATCGGACCCTACCGCAGAATCTCTCGTGACGGAGAGGGTTATCTCAGAACCCGAATCTTCCAATTCGGCCCCATCCTCAACATCGGAAGCCTCCGAATCGACTCCCGAAGCTGGCTCGTCCAGCCCACAACAGACTGAAAGCGAGGCAAGCTAATGGCGCGAGACGGCTTTGACGGACTCGGCAAGATGCGCGGCGGGGAGCGGAATAGCTCGTACATCCCCAAGCCGCATGGCGAAACCAAACCGCATGAAACCTCGAAAGAGCAGGAAAAGAGCGACGGCGGCAGCGACCAGATTCACAGCGTGCATGAGCACGGAGATGGGACGTTTCACACGGAACACCCTGACGGAACAAAAGAAGAGCATCCCGACCATCTGCACCTGTTAGCCCACCTTGGCCACCACATCACCGGCGGCGACAAACACCACATCGTTCACCATGACGGAATCGCGGCTCACTCGCACTCGATTGACGAGCAGGGCGAGCATGAGGATCATGGCGAACACAATACAGCCAACGAAGCGCGCCAGGCATTCGATAAGTTCATGGGCGAAGAGGCTGAGGAACCGCAGCACCAGCACGGTGAGAGCGAAAACGAGGAAAGCCCAGTAATGGGCGGAATGTAACCGGGCAGAACGCCCAAGGAGAATGACGTGAAAAAGGCACTTTCGATCATCGGCGCGCTGCTTCTGGTTCTTCCCGTCGCAGCGCAGATTCCTGTTGGGCCTACAACCTTTGGCGGGCGCGTTGACGCTCTGAGCTTCGCTTACGGTGCGCAGGGCCAGGGTGCTGCGCTGGTGGTCGGAGCGGGAGGAGGCAATGCGGGCACTTCCTATTCGATCACCCTCGATTTTGGCAAGGCGTCGAGTGCGGGCGCTGGATATGTTTTCTATCCGTTCGCATACGCTGTCCTCCCGTCGATTGCCATCGGCTCTGGCGCGACCTATGAAGTAGTCACGCCGAGTTCGGCGAGTTGCACGCCCGCGCAGGCGAATGCTTATCAGCAATGCACGCTGACGGCGACGTTTACTTATGCGCACGGCGCCGGGGATATTGTCCGTTCGGGAGATGCGGGCTTGGTGGAAGCAATCAATTTCGCAGCCTTTACCCCAAGCATCGGGAATATCGTGGAAATCGGCGAAAAGTGGTATACCGCAGGCGGCACACAGGCTTTGATCCAAGGCCTGACGAATCCTTATCCTTATGTCACGATTGAGGATACGGCAGGGCTTTATGGTCTGCGCTGGTTTACAGCGACTCCTACAGTCCAGACTACGACCGCTGCCGCCGCTGCTTCGACTGGTGCTCTGACGGCGGGCGGTTCATTGACGGCTGGAGCGTACTACTTCAAAACGGCCTATGTCGATGTTCTGGGGCAGGTTTCGCAGGCATCGTCCGAAGTCGCCAGTTCTCTGACTGCGACCTCGACCAATGCCAGTATTACGGTCAATGCGCCGGCAGCCGCCGCCGGTCAGGTAGGCTATATCGTCTATATGACCATTCAGGGCGGCGGCTCAGGCAATGAATTCTATGTGCCGCTGACATCTTCAAATTGCACTCTGACCACGGTTGAGAGCGTCATTCCGGCGTGCGCCTTGACGAATACTGGATACGGGCAGACCTCATCGGCAGCTTTGGTCAGCGTGACCCCGGTCAATACGGCGGCCAAGGTCATTGGCGCGGCAGATACCGTCAATCGCACGGCATTTGCCTACCTTCCCTCGAACAGCGCCGGGGCAGTTGGACCTATTCCAGTAACTTTTATGTCTCAGGCAGGCACGGCTACTGCGGCTGCTACCTACCATATCGGTGCAGTGACCATCAACGGAGGATTGTTCGCGCAGGTGGGCAGGGAATACCACGTTTGCGGCTCTGGTCACTTCACCTATGCAACCACTGGCACGCAGATTCAATTCGCGCTATTGGAAGGACAGTACAACAACTCCGATGTGGCGCTGGCAACCACGACTGCGGCAGTTTCCACAGCTACGAGCGGCGCCGCAGTGTCGCAATTCTGTTTCAACATCAATGTGCTTTCCAATAGCGGCACGGCGGCAACGGCGGCAGTTCATGCCTGGGCTGCGACGAATCCCGCAGCGGCGACAGCAGCTTTGTTTGAGACGGACATCAACACGGCGGCTATCACCGCGCTTCCGTCGAGCGGCGTACAGTGGATCGATCTGGAAGTCATCAATGCGGCGGCTTTCGGCACCGGCGGATTCGTGCTCGATACTCTGAGCTTCGTACCTGTCCACTAAGGCGGTGAGCGATGCCGTCAGTCTCGAAAGTGCAGCAAACGGCCATGCAGATCGCAGAGCACGCCCCCGGCAAACTCTATTCGAGAAACCGGGGGCTGCTCAAGCTCTCTAAAAATCAACTTCACGACTTTGCAACCGGCTCCGAAAAGGGCAAGCCTGAGCGGAAACGCAGTTTGTATCGCAGGGAGAGCTAATGGGATCGCCCTATGGTCCGCTGACCGCGTATTTTCAAAGTCTCGGAAAGATTCCGGGCAACGTGGAAAACGCGCTTCCCACGCCTCCCGATTGGTTTTACAAGATGCTCGGTCAACAAGCGCCCACACCTGTAGATACCTCCTGGCACGACCAGATGGTCAGAGACGCAAACGCATCCTTCGGGGCGCAGAATCAACCATCGGCGGCTTTGCAAACAAGTGGAAAGTTGTACACCCCAGGAAGAAAGGTGACCCCACATGGCAAGTAGCCTCTACAAAAAGGGAACCGTCTTCGGCAAGCCTCGCGGAGAAGTGGTCAAGCACCCCGGCGTGTTCTCCGCTGCCGCCAAGCGCCACGGCGAGACAACGCACGAGTACGCCGAGCAGGAAAAGGGAGCATCAGGCAAGCTGGGACGGCGCGCTCGCCTCGCGCTCACCTTTGAGGGCATGAGGAAAAAGAAGTGAACCACAACGGAGCATACTGCGTTCGCCACATGTGGAACCCTCTGACGCAGGGGCCATGCTGCCAGTGCATGAGCGGCCAGCAAAAGTTGGACTATGTGTGGAAGCAGATGAGGGACGCGAGAAATGCGCCGGAACTTTGCCTGATTCAATGCCCATACTGCCTGAAACTCATTACTGACGGGAAACCGTGCTGCGACACAATCAGGAAGGCAATGGCGGCGATTCTGGCGCGTGAGGACGTGGTGAACCTGGCAATGGAGGCCTCAAATCGGAATTAACGCCACTCTCGCAGGCGGACTTAAAGCGGACGAAACCGGTCTCGACTCGGTTCCGCAGAAGGATGATCCGCTGACTTATGGCGAGAACAATCGCAAGCTGCCGCAAGATCTCATAGACAAGCTTGAAGCCATTGTCAAGAAACTTCAGGACCAGGAAATGTACGACCGGCGCATCGAAGTACTGCTCGACCGCATCATGCGCTTCTACTATGACGGCATTCAGCACGTTTACCCGAACTGGTCCACAGGTGTTTACCAAGTTGGTACGGCGGGCGGATATGTTGATATTGGCAACGGCCAGAATGTGGAATGCCCGATGTTCATGGGAGCATACAACATCTTCCGTTCTCGTTGGCGCTCGCTTGATGCAGTACTGACTCAGAATCCTCCGGGCATTGGCTTCGCTCCCGATAAGCAGGATTCGGAGTCGATTGAGGCCGCTGAAACCGCTGAAGGATTCTGGGAAATATTCGATCAAGCGGAAAAGGGCGGTGCCATCAAGCGCATTCAGAAGCGCGTCTCCTACATGATGGGAATGAGCGGCCGCACGATTGCCTGGACGCGCACAATCAAATCTAAGGCGCGTTTCGGCTTGAATGACCAGGATGAGCCGCGTTCGATGGAGACAGCGGATATTTACGGAACGATGGAGTCTAAAGTTCCTATTGTCTGCCGGTGCTGGGCCGAAGCTCCATATTGCTTCCTCTTCGATGACAAGAACGCGCTCACTCTCAAAGCGCAGAACGATTGGATACGGTCAAAGATCACCGCCGGCGAGCCTTCCATCGGCGAATCGGATTGGAACCGTTTTGCGCGCATCGGCGTAAAGCAGGCTAAAAAGGGATTTTTCCTCACAGGATTGGCGCTCAATTATCTGACGACTGAGCTGAACGGGTTCCTTCGCCCAGAAGTGTTTCAGGACAAGTGCTTCGATCCCGCCTATCCGGGCGCTAACGAGAACAATGTGCGCAAGGACGGCAAGGAGTTCACCTACCGCGACAAGTTCTTGCAGCTTTTCCCGGATGGCTGCCATGTGAAGTGGGTTGGCAAGACGTATTCGGAAAGCTGGAATGAATGCCCGGACGATGCGATTGACATTGTGTTCCCGATGGAGCGCGATGGCATGACGGGCGGCGCTTTGATGGAGCCGATGAAGGTCGTTCAGGATGCCTACAACGACTACATGAACGCCAAGCGTGAGAATTACGAGACGGGCTGGAGCGTTACCTATTTTCGAGGAAGCGATGAGGATTATCAGGCGGTCTGCAATCAGCGTTCGCGCCCAAACGACTGCATTCTCTTAAAAGAAGGCCCACCGGAGCAGGAAATTGGGAAACAGGTTGTCTATCGCGAGGCTCCAGCGGCCCCGCCAGAAGGTTTCGACCAGGCGATTGAGGAATTGCGCGGGGCGGTATCGCAAGATATTACTGGCGCAATGCCGGTACTTCAGGGAACCAGCAACAAGGAAACCACAGCAAGTCAACAGGCGATGGACCGCTCGCAGGCAATGGGGATGCTGGGGCCGTCATGGGCCTATGAGCAGATTCTATTTTCTGGAATCGCCGAAAAGGCCGCGCGCCTCGCTTCCAAGAATCCCGACCACGGAACCGAGATTGCGGTCGTCGGCAAGGACGGATCGAAGATTACGGTCAAGATGGAGCGGCTGAAAAAAGGAAAATTCCATGCTCATGTGAGCGATTCCAGCTTCCCGGAGACTACGGCAGCCAAGCGCGCAAACCTGACCGACCTTGTAAAAATGGCTGCTGCTTCGCCGGTTGGACAAGCTCTTTTCGAGTCGCCCGACAATTGGGAAGAGTTTATCGAGTTGAACGGCAATCAGGATTTAGTCTTCATTCCGGCAATTGCTTACAAGAAGCAGAAGAGGGAAATTGAGATTCTTTTGCAGGAACCTCCGAATATCCCGACACCTGAAGAGATTGCCCAATACACAGTGCAGCACGCAGAACAAAGTATGCAGGCGGAACAACAGGGCTTACCTGCCCCGCCGTATGCGCCGCCGCAGCCGCAACCATCGCTGATGCCGGAAGCAGACGATTATCACAAGTGGGAGTCGGCCTGCTGCCAAGAGTATCTGTCGAGCGAAGATTGCTGGCTGCGCATGAACGTGGCTCAGCCGGAACAGGGAGAAGCGCCGTATGAGGCATTGAAGCGGGCCGCGCTTGGCGTCCAGAATGTGCGGATGCACAAGGCGGTTCACGATCAGTTTATGGCGCAACAGGCGCAGGCGGCGGCGCAGGCACAGCAGCAG